CAGCCATTTCCGTAGCGATTCGTTGCATCAGTTGCAGGTTCTCCCTGCCGCCGGCAGTAGCGAGATCCCATGCGCCACGAACATTACGCGCCTGCTGCTGTAGCTCCTGGCTTAGCCCCGCCCCGCCGCCGCCTCGCGCAAATTCGCGCTGCCTACCCTGGAATAAGTTGGTAAGATAATTGCCACGGCTTGCACTGCCGATGCCTTGCATCGTTTGCCGATTGCGAAGCTCTTGGTCATTGCGCCTTTCCCCGGTACGCTCTTGGATGTTAGCGGCGCGATTTATAGCCCTGGCATACCTGCCTTCAGCCGCAGCTATTAGGCGTCGATTTTGCTGCTCCTCTCTAAGGTTTCTGCTTGCCGCCCTGGCGCGATCTGTGGCATCTGTGTAGAGCTGGTTCGCCAGCCTGCGCTGCGCCATTGTGCCGCCGCCTGCCGCATACTTGCCGGCGGGATCGCGGCGCTGTGCTGCGCTCGCTCGCGCCCTTCCGGCGCCGCGCATATCACCGATTGCCCGCCCAAGGCCACGGGAAGCTGCAGCAACATTACGACTAGCCGATTCGCCGGCTTGCCTTACATTTGCCTCGGCACCTTCCAGGCCATTGATTAGCCGATTTGTCCTCTCAAGTTCTGTATTAAGCTGCCGAATCTGGCCAAGACCTTCTATGCCGACTCGGATTAGCCCTGTATAATCAGCCATTCCCGCCCCGGCACCAGCGACCCCACCTTAGCGCCTCTCGGTTCAGCGAACAGGTGGAGCCCCTGGCTTCGGGATTTGATCGGCCAGGATCTCAAAGTATGCAGCGAGCATAATTATGTCATCCTGAGTTGCATTGTTTTTGAGCTGGGAAGGTGTCATTCCCAGCTCCTTGCACAATGCAAGCCGAAGCATCAAAGCGGGATCAGTCTTGATCGCCTCTTTGATTGCTTTTGGAGTCCTGGCCCGCCAGCACGCCTCCATTAAAGATTAGCGCTTCCATCATGGTGGTTAAGTCTGCCTTGGCGTACTCATGCCGCATTGTGCCCTTATCAGCAACCGGGTCAAACATTTTCTCGCCATCCTCGTACTCAGCGCGTAGCATCAGCACGCGCAAGCCGTAGGCATTGGTGCCGTTGTCCCTGGCAACCGCTTCCCTAATCTTTTCGTCTTCCGCTTCAGTAAGCGGCATGAAGTACATATCAAAAACCGCGCCAGTGCTTAACGTAATCTCGACTTTGCGGCGCTGGCGTGTCGCCTTGAGCAGTTCTTTGACGTTCTTCATGAGGGTTGTTCAGTGCAACGACGGAATCATAGCACTGGATCGGCGCATGAAAAAAGCGGGACCGAAGCCCCGCCAATGTGATCATTTGCAAGCAATCAGAAGCCGGTCAGGCCCATCAAGTTGCTAGGAGTATCGCTAATTCGATAGTTGACGGAAACTTCAGTTGGGCTATCATCTTGACTGATTGCGCTACTGAAGCCAAGCAGGACAACAGGAAAACTGCAAGGCAGCGAAGCCGCATCGTCAACCGTGTTGGGATTGCCAGTAGCAGCCACGGCATGGAAATACGCATTCAGCACGGCGCCGTGCTGATCGTTAAACATTGTGCCCTGAATAAGGCGAGTCGCAAACGCGGCGCGATCTTCGGTAAGCCTCAGTGTCAAGGTGCCGCTACCGTCAGCAAAGCCAGCCTGGAATCTGCGGAATCGAGCAAGTTTAGGACCAAACAGTGAACCGGGCTTGCAAGGAATAGAAGTAACGTCGATTTCGCCCCTGGTAAGCGTCAGATCAACAGACGGCACTTCGCACATGGCGTAAGCCGTGGCAAAGCTCATTTCGATGTGGTTGGCGTCGCCTGGCGTGTTTGCGCCACCCGCGCCACCGTTGCCAGTAAACGCAATCGCAGCGCCGCCAAGAGTGGCGGAAATAGTGCAAGTGCTAGGAGTGGGACGGGTTTTGATGTAATAAACTGTTCCGTCAGTAATTGCAGCATCAAGATTAGCGGTGCCTTTTTCCGTGAAGGTTACAGGGTCGTTGACACGAAAATCGGAATTAGGAGGAATTGAAAGAACGGAAGTCGTGGCAGGACTGACGGGAGCGGGGAAATCGGTCTTGTCAAGCAAGCAGGCCAAAGTGCCTGGAGGCTTCATCGTGATCATGCCATCTTGGCCGGTCAGGACCGACACGGGGCCACAGTGGGTAACGGGCATCAGGGATTCCGGCCCGTGGCCGGCATAGGGCTTCAGCGCTCAGTCTAGGGCAACCATGCCCCTATAGCCAAACACGACCTGTGGCGGGCCACCAGGGGCATCGAGAAGCGAGTGAAATGGTGCGAGCGGTCCTGTAGTTGCGCCTGGGTTGGCCCAGTGACCGGCCCGACGCGAGCGATGATCTCCTGTGTTGCCGGCGGGATAGGGCCATTCAATGCTGACAGCGCTTCGATGATTGGCGCCGCAATTTGCATTCCCCGGCCAGGGCCAATGCCTTTACGGGTAAAGATTTCGCATATAACCGAACCGCGAATGTGCCACTGAGCCTGGGCGCCAATGACAGGCGCCTGTATCAGGCCAAAGTTGACACGCACAAAGCAGTATTCATCCAATGCTTCAAAGTCTACTGCTGTTTGATTTTCGGCGTAAACCGGCACGGGAGCAGCGTTGTCAATGACAATGCGCTCATAGATGCCGCGAATCCGCTGAAGTGGAGCTGCCATGGCAAGGTTCAGTTAAAACGTGGACGGTTGACGGGAACAAGAAAGCCAGCCTTGGCACCCTTGTTGAAGGCAGCGGTAAACGCGCCCCCTTCCATGTAGGTAGTGTACCAGTCCAGCGGAGCAGTAGAGCGATTATTGCCGCGCCCCTGGTCAATCTTGCCCCTAATGTTATCTTGCCGCTTTCCCCTTGCGACGACATTGCCTTGCGGTTCAAAGCCTGGATAGAAAAACTTGCCAGGGATAAGGTCCATCGCCTCTTGCGCGTAAGGCGAAGAGTTGCCAATGAACAACTCGACCTTGCCAGCGCTTATTGGCTTGGCTGCGGTAAACTGCCCCTTGGCATTTCGGCCTTGCGCCTTAAGTTGCGGAATGTTGAACAGGTTGTACTTGCCACCTTCGCCGCCTGGCCTACCTCTTTTGCCGTCTGCAGTTTCGACAAACCAGCTTTCCTTAAATTCTCCACTCCAGTCTGGACTGGCAGCAGCCAGATCATTGACAACTTCTTTTGCGGCATTGCGCAAGGCATTGATAGCAGCGTCCCTAACATCATCGGCCATTTTCTCAATACCGAATCCCTTGCCTTTCTTGGCCGGCCTTTTGCGTCGTGCCATTATTCTGCTCTTGCCGTGATCCTGGAAGCGTACATGGTAAATTTTTCTATTCCGCCTTCTATGCCTTGCGTGATGAACGGCTTGCCGTCAAGCGTAGCAATCACTTTGCCGTCTAATGACGTTAGATAAACTGGCCCGACAGGTTTGCCGTCACTGCCACTGCCGTAACTTGCGACTTCAGTTACCTTCCACTTGCGGCCAAGGTACTCCAGTCGATCACTGGAAGTAATTGGCCAAGGTACTGTTTTATGGTCAACCCATGCCTCGACTTCATGCCCCTGCTGCACGCCATTGCGCTCCGCTTTCTTTGAGCGCATTACAGCGCCAGCAACATTAAACTTGGTTTCAATGCTGGGCACGTTTCCCGCTACTTCATCATAGGCGCCAAAACTTACCTTGACGTAAACAAGTGACTGGCACCTGTACTTGCCTATCATTTTCTCGGCAAGTGGCTTTGCCCATACGTCTTGCGGAGCAGCCATTTACCCTCGGAACATTGGAATAATGGTCTGATTCTGCCGATCAATCCAGCAACCGATTAAATCAATCAACCATGGATACAAGCGCAATACAGTTGGCGAATTACTGCCAACGCGCTTGTCCCTTGGAAGCACTTTTGCGACAAGACTGGGATCGAAAAATTCCTGCTCAAATACATCGAACTTTTCGCGCTTGACGGTTTGGGCCGGGAGCTGATTGGCAGCGCCAAAAACTGCTGTGCTATCATTGAATAGCACAAGTGCAAGTTCCGATGCGGCAGCGATATAGCTTGCGGTCAACGCTTTACCGCAGCACGTTGCCTCGTCAGTACACCACCGCAAAGTGCGCAACGCATCTTGGGCAGACTTAAGCGCCTGCCCTTTTTGCGTTGCGGTCAATGCCGCCCAGTCATCCGCCTTTAGCGTGCCGGCCATGTAGGTGTCTACATCGGCTACCACGATCAGCGCAGGAGGCGTACAGTTGCACGTTGGCTCGCTGCTGACTGCAGAATACGGATAGGGATTGGCCAGGCGATGCCACGGCCACCAGCGCGTCTGCATGGCGCCTCAGACCGCGACAACGCGCCAGGCGGTGCCGTTGTACCAGACCTTGGCGCTGGCGCTACCGCCGGCCACAGGCGCGGAGCCCACGGTAGGAGAAGTAAGCCCGGTCAAGACGCGCTCCATGCCCAGCACGGGCGAAGAGGGCAGGGTGGCGACGGTGAAGGTCTTGCCGAAATTGATCGTATTGAAGGTAGCCATCGAGAGACGATGCGGGGCCAGGCCCCAGCATAGCCCAGATCGACCATGAAAAAGCCCCCAGGACTATCACATCCTGGAGGCTCGACAGGCAACCAGAGGGAGCCGCCCCCACGGCTCGGGTCAGATCATACCATCAAAGGTCAGATCGTGCCCCCATAGG